GTCTCCTTCATCGTGCTGGATGAGCCTTGGAACCCTCGCGCCGGAAGGTGGCGGGGGTTCTTGGGTTCTCAGAGCCTGTTGGGCCGTCCAGTCTACGCCTCGATGACCACCTTGCCGTCCCTGTGCGCGAGGACGTAGTCGAGCAGGTCGTCGGCGTAGACGATCACGGCGTTCCCGCTCTTCGTGACGGGCAGTTTGCCCGCCTTGACCGCCCGCCAGAGCGTCTGTCGGCTCAGGCCGAGGCGCTTGGACGCCTCCGTGAGGCTGTAGGCGGTGACCGTGCTGGTGCGAGTTGCCATCGTGCTGTCTCCTGACATGAAGAAGCCCCTCCAGCGGGGCTGGAGGGGCCAGTGTACCACGCTTGGTACATGTTGTAACTAGAAGGGCAGGTCATCCTCGGGCGCTGCGCTGGCCTGCGCCACGCGGGCGGCGGGAGCGGCGGCGCGGGCGCGGGGAGCGGCCACGATCTTGTCGATCTTGGCGAAGCCCTGATCGGTCACGACGGTCCCGACCAGCACCTTGCGCCCGACGAGGTCGCCCTCATCGAACCCTGCCCCGACAGCGGCCTTCTCGGGGCCGACGAGCGCGAGCAGGTACTCGAAGATGCGGGACTTGGGGCCGGTGGCGGTGGAGGTGAGGGACGTGACCTCGACATCCTTGTCGGGGGCCTCGACCTGCCACGTCCACTCAAGGAAGTCCTGCTCCTCGCCGTTGGTGAACGAGGTCGCCATCCGCTTCGGGACGATGCTGATGAGCGTGGCCGGGTACGTCCCGGCGGGGATGGCCGGGGTTCCGGCGCTGACGGTGATGAGCGGCACTTGCCGTTCTCCTTCATCGTGCTGGCGGTGCTGGATGCAACGCCGTTGGAACGCCACTGTAACACGGATGAAACACCGGGGCAAACGGAAAGTTCTGAGCGTGGAGTGGCGTTCGTGCCCCCCTTCGTGGCATGATCGCCAGCGCCATGACAGCACAGACCCTTGACGTCACCACCCGTCCACTTCGTCCACGCTGCTCCGTCTGCAAGTCACCCCAGAAAGCCATGATCCACGCCCTCATCGCGTCGAAGATGCCGCTGGCCGACATCCACGCCGAGACGCAGAAGATGGGGCGGGGCATCAAGCGCGAGACGATTGGCAAGCACATCCGCATCTGCCTCGGTGGCGTGAAGCCCGAGGTGCTGGGGCAGGAGATCGTGGACGAGTCCAAGGCCGCGAAGACGCAGGCCGAGATCGACTTCGCCACGATGGTGCAGAAGCGGGCCTCCGAGATGCTGGCGGCGGGCGACCTTCGTGTCACGGCCTCGCACGGATTGCAGGCGCAGGCGCTGCTCGACCGCCGGGCCGAGAAGCAGGCCGACCGCGACCTGTCGCTGAACATGGCCCGGCTGCTGAGTGGGGCGATCATGATGACGCCCAGTGAGGTCATCGACGGTCGCGCCATCGACGTGACGCCATCGCTCCTCGCACCCGCCTCCGTCGTGGAGCCGTAGTGCCCAGCCTCGCGCAGACGCGCACGCGCAACGCGGTGCGCGATCAGGAGGCCAAGAACCCCGGCCAAGTCCGCACCCGGCGGGCCAAGGCAGCGGAGGCTGCGGCCAAGGTCGCCGTGGGGCCTGAGTCGTTCGGGGCCTTCGCCCAGACCCAGTACGCCGCCGACATGATGCGCGCACGCTGGGACGTGACGTTCTTCTGCGAGCGGTTCCTCGGCTTCCGGCCACACCCCGGCCAGCAGCGGCTGTTCAAGGCGTACATCACGCGCGACGAGTCACGCTGGCAACCGCGCTACCTGACCATCGCCGCGTCGGCGGGCAACCGTGCTGGCAAGACCCTCGGCCTCGCCATCGTCGTGCTGCACTCGGTCATCTTCAAGATGGGCAAGCAGCCGCCCAACCCGCTGGACGAGCGGGCGATGCTGCGCTGGCTGACCCTGAGTTACGAGTGGTACCACTTCGGCATCCACAGCGAGGTGTCCGAACTCGTCTACTACGAGATCATCAAGTTGCTGTCTGGCACGCATGAGGCGCAGCACCACGGGTGCCCGCTTGCCGACACGCTTGGCCCCTCCGTCGCGGACTGGTCGCGCAAGTACCGTGGCGAGTACCTCATGATCGTGCTGCACCCGCTCCTCGGGGGTGGCACGATCCACTTCCGCACCACGGGCGAGCGGGCCATCGGCTCACTGGGCAAGGACATGGACGGCGAGTCGTACGACGAGTGCGCCTTCGACCCCAACTTCACGTTCGTGGTTGACGAGGTGTTGCACATGCGCCGCCTGTCCACGGGCGGGCAGTTGATCCTGATCGGCACGATGACCGAGGGCCTGACCGACTTCGCGGACAAGTGGCAGGAGGGCAACCCCGACAACCCCTCGCGCAAGATCGACTCCATGTCCATCCGCATCAGCACGCGCGAGAACATCGGGTACGGCATCGACCAGAAGATGTTCGACCGGCTCGTTGCCGGGATGCCCGACTACCTGATCCCGCAGAACATCGACGGCTTCGCCATCGAGGCACGTGACGCGTTCTTCGGCGCACAGTCGGTCGAGGCCATCTTCCACGACGACCTGCCCGAGAGCCAGCCAGCCATCGCCGGGCACCGCTACGTGCAGGGCGTTGACCCCGCGATGACCTACGACTCGACGTGGTCGCTGAACCTTGACGTCACGGGCTACCACTGGATCGGCGTGAACGCCGACCAGAAGTCCGGTCGCCAGACCTCGCTGTCCGTGTCGGCGCTGGCATCGAACAACCACTACGCGTACAACGACCCCGAGCGGCGCATCTCCTGCACCACGGGCGTTGACGCCACCGGCTTCGGCGGCAAGATGTTCCGCGACCTGCTGCCCATGTCCGGTGTGCGCATGGTCGAGTTCGGTGGCACGAAGCAGAAGAAACTGGCCCTGCTCAACGCGTTGAAGAAGGTGATCGAGGAGGGTCGGCTGCGCCTGCCGCGCCACGGGAAGTGGCTGGGCGTGCGCCGCCAGTTGCTGGGGTACAAGTTGGACGACCGCAAGATCGAGCAGGATGCGGTCATGGCGCTGGCCGTCGCAGTGGACGTGGCGCGAAGGAACCCCGGCATGATGCAGACGTCGGTGCCGTTCGACATGTTTGCACCCGAGGACGTTGGTGTATCCTCCGATGCGGCGGCGCTGCTCGCGCGTCTGGCGCGGGGCTGAAGGAGAGCGAGAGTTGGCACTGGCAGTCCTCGACCTGAAGAAGGCCATCGAGTTCAGTCAGTCCGATTGGTCGCGCGGCGAGTACGACGAAGAGGAACTCGACCTCCTCCGCGAACTGGACTTCCGGCGCAGCGCCCTGTGGAACGAGCAGTCCGCGTTCGCCACCGCCTGTGACCGCTGGGACGCCCTCTACTACCCGCCCACCGAGGCCATGCTTCCCGGCAAGGGATCGTCGCACTGGTGGTACCACTCCAGCGCCAAGTTGCCCGGCAAGGCCCACGTCTCGGTCAACACCCCGCCGATCTACGTGGACATCCCCGCCTCCCTGCAGTCCGTGACCCCGTACGAGAACATCGTCGGCGCGTCCGACAGCGAGGACTCCCGCGTGCTGGCCGCGATGGTGGAGCGGCTGTACTACGCGTGGAAGGAGGAGATGGAGTTCGACCTCCTCGGCCACCAGAGTTGTGTCGTCAAGAGCCTCTATGGCCGCACAGCGGGCAAGGTGTGGTGGGATGCCGAGACGGGCTACCCGCGCATCAGCATCGTTGACCAGCCCCGCAACCTGTGGCTGGGCTGGGGGCAGAGCGACTACAAGACCCTCGACTGGGCGGCGTACACCTACACGATGACCCCCGAGGCGATCTACGCCGAGTACGGGCTGGTCACGACCCAGCGGCAGGGGCAGGACGGGGAGTCCTACCCGTACCTGATGCCCGGCAACCTGTTCGCCACGTGGCACGCCGCGCGTCAGGCGATGTGGTACGCGGCGGGCGAGATCGAGGTCACCGACTACTGGTACCGTCAGCCCGTGTCGGCAAGGCCGCTCAAGAGCAAGGGCGTGCGCCCGGTCAAGCACGCGACGTGGAACGCCATCGTCGTCGGCAACCGCGTGGTGCAGAACGCCAAGTTCCCCGAGTACGACGGGCTGATCCCGTACGTGCCGCTGTTCAACTCCTACATCCCCGGCGTGCCCAGCGGTCGGCCCGAACTGTTCGACATCGAGCAGTTGATCCGCGAGAAGGACGAGCGCATCTCGTCCGGTTCGCAGTTGATGCACAACATCGTGAACGCCCAATACTGGCAGTTGGTCGGACCCGACTCCCCCGACGCCGTCCCGGCGGGGCTGAAGCCCAAGCCGCAGCAGGTCGTCGCCCCCGGCGCTGGCAACCGGATCGAGAAGATCGAGCCGTGGATGCCCGAGTTCCAGTTGGAGTCCTTCCTGTCACGCATCGACCGCGAGATGATCGACGTGTCGGGCCTGAACGACCTCCTGCGCGGCATGGCCCCGGCCTCGGTGATGTCATCGAGCAAGGCCATCAACGCACTGGTCGCCAACTACGAGACGCGCATCTCGATGAAGCGGTCGCTGTACTACCGCTGGCGCAAGGACATGTGGGCGCTGGCCGTCCGCGTGTGGAAGAACAAGCAGCGCGAACTCGCGCCGCTGTTTGAGTCGGCATCCCGCCTGCAGGTCATCGCCCCGTCGCTCACCCCGCGTGACGACATGGAAGCCGCGCAGATCGCCCGCACGCTGGTGGACGGCAAGTTGTGGGCAGCGGTGCGCGGCATGGACCGCGTCGGCGTGGACGATCCCGAGTCCGAGCAGGACATCATCCGCTCCGAGCAGACCGACGCCGCGCTCAACCCGGCAGCGGTGCAGGTCATGGCCCAGTTGGCGCAGGTTCTGCAGGCCCTCGGCTACGCGAACGCGCAGCAGGCCGTCGGCGCGATGGGCGGGGGCGGTCCCGAGGAGATGGGGCCGGGTGGCCCGATGGAACCCGGTGCTGCGATGGCCGACATGCGTGAGCAGATGGGCGCTGCCGAGGGGCAGGTCGGGTCGGGCGAGACGCCGATCCCCGCACAGGAGACTGTCCCCGGCAACATGGCCGAGGGTCAGGAGATGGGCGCTGGCCCGATGACACCCGGTGGCGGGATGGGAGAGCCGCAGGTCATGTCCCAGACGATGGTGAAGGGCGGCGAGGCTTCCGGTCGCCTGCTCTTCCAGCAGCAACTGGAGCAGGGCGCACCGCCTCCTGAGGAGGCGTAAGCGATGGCGTCACGCGCACGCTTCGGTCGTCTGCCCAAGTCGGCCCCGTCACTGACCTCGACCATCGTCGCACTCGCGCAGGAGTACCAGCGTGTCCGCGACAAGAACATCGAGGAGGCGTGGAAGAACGGCGGGCAGTTCGAGGGCAAGAAGGTCACTGACAAGATGTTCCTCTCCTACTGGAAGGAGCGGAAGGCCAGTGTCTCCACGGACGACCCGATGTGGGACTACTACAACAACCAGATTTACGGGTACGAGTTCCTCATCGAAGAGTCGGAGATGGGACTCAAGTACGAGCGCGGCACGATCAAGGAGGCCGCGATGGCCTCCTTCTACAAGAAGTGGGCCAACAAGATGCCGCGCCGGAGCCAGAACTGGCGCATGCTCATGACGCAGGCCGCGAAGTTCAAGTCAGCGGTGGCGTCAAGGGGGCGTGCGAGGTCGAGCCAGTCGCGCACCGACAACTACGTCAATGCGCAGAACCGCACGATGCGCACGGAAATCCAGCCTCGCCTCATGCTCATGCAGGCCGTCATGCAGCAGGCGATGTGGGCCGAGATCATCGACAAGGGCGACTACGAGGGGTCGATGGACGGCGGCTGGTCGAAGATCAAGCCGACGCACCAGACCGACTTCGCGGACCTGCTCGACAAGTTGAGCAGCAATGAGGCGTGGCGCAGGAACACTGAGAAGTGGATTCAGGACAACAGCGATCCCAAGTTCAAGTTGTCCCCAGCCGACCTGACCAACGAGGGCATCACCAACCTGCTGCAGGATGGCGCAGCCGGTGCGGCTACGTACGCCCGCCGTGCGCGCAAGAACGGGCGCAAGACGGACACCGACACCGGGAAGAACCTCGGTGGCATGTTCTCGGACGGGGCCGCGACCGTGCGCATCATGGTCGGTGACAACAAGGACGATGGCTTCTTCGTCGCTGACCAGTTCCAGCGTTCCCAGATGGACGAGGTGCTGTCCAACCCCGAGAGCAGCGTGGCCGAGAAGACAGAGGCCGTGGCCGACTACCGGAAGTGGCTCACCACGTCCGGTGTCGGGATGCTGGACAAGGTCTTCACGCCACAGGAGCGTGACCGGAACAACCCTGCCACGTTCAACGCGGCTGCTGCCGGTGTCTACGCCCGCCTCCAGTCCACGGTGGATGCGCTCGACGGCAAGGACACGGGCCTGACCTTCCGCGACGATCCCCTCAGCCTCTCGACCGGCAATACGGGCAGCGACTCCCAACTCCTGACCAAGACGGCGAAGGAGTTGAAGGCGGCGAACGACCTGCTCAAGACGGGCAAGGGCATCACCGTCCGCGTGGACGACAACGGCAACGTCGTGTCCGAGGGCGGGTACATCAGCGTG